CCTTTTAATAGAGATACGGTTTGCTTGGTGACGAAAAAAAACCAACTATTGGTAGTGGGTATGTGTGGTTCCCTGAAAAAAACAAGCTATACGTTGGCATTTTCGACACAAAAACAGGCTTTCGACACCTATTCGACACACCCTCGACACAGTCTAAACCCGCATGAATCCTAGAAAAGTGTCGAAGTGTCGAAAATACCTTATATATATTAAAAAAAAAAAAAAAAAAAAAAAATAATATAAATATATATATATAAAGAAAAAGCTGACACGCGACACTTGACATTACGACACAGTTTGGTGGTATGGTATAAATATTGTATCTTTGATATCAAATTAAATTAAATGAAAGAATTAACTTTTAACCAGAAGGGGCGCAAGCGTCTACTAGGTGGTATTGAAAAAATCTCGAAGGCCGTTAAGTCTACACTCGGCCCATTAGGCAAGACAGTTATTATAGAGTCTCAGGACCATACAAGGGGTCTGACCGTAACAAAGGACGGTGTCACGGTGGCTAAGTCCATCGAGCTGGAGGATCCTGTGGAGAACCTTGCGGTTCGTATGGTTAAGGAGGCGGCTGAGCGTACGGCCAACTCTGCGGGTGACGGAACCACTACGGCTATTGTGCTTACGGAGGCTATGGTCTCGTATGGTATGGAGCTGATTGGGCCTGACACCAATGTCACTGAGTTTGTACGTAAGGTTCAGATATTGTCTGACCTGGTGTGTGACAGGCTTACCAAAAGGTCCAAGAAGGTCTCTGGAAAGACGCTAAATGATGTGGCGACCATATCTGCAAATAATGACAGGGAGCTTGGGAGACTTATTGCCGACGTGTACAAGTCTGTTGGCAAGGATGGCATCGTTACGGTTGAGAAGAGTGAGACCGACGAGACCTTTTATGAGGTGACCAATGGTATTAAGATTGACAGGGGATATACCAGTCGTCTGTTCATCAATAACCAGAAGAGTGACGAATGTGTGCTTGAGGATGTCTATATCCTGTGCACTGACTTGGAGATAAACAGCATACTAAATATCGAGAATGTGCTGAAGCCGATTATTAATCAGAACAAGTCTCTTCTTATTATCGGCACCTGTTCACAGAACGTTATCAACACACTTGGAGCGAACGTGGTCAAGAATGATCTGAAGCTATGTAACATTATCCCTCCCCAGTTTGGTTACAAGACCAAGGAGCTGATGAGTGATATTGCGTTGTCTGTGGGCGGAAAATATTTTAGTGAGGCCACGGGTGATGATTTGAGCATTATTAGTTTGGAGGATTTGGGTCATGCCAAGCGAGTTATCATAGGAAAGGACCAGACCGTGGTTGTCCGTGATGACGAGGTTGGGTCTGATGTCTATCAAAGGATCAGTGAGTTGAAGGAGGCTATGGAGCGTTCTAGTAAGAAGACGGACAAGGACTTTATCCGTGACAGGATTGCTAGCCTTAGCGGTGGTGTTGGTGTGATTTATGTTGGTGGAGGGTCTGATATTGAGCAGAAGGAGAGATATGACAGGGTTGATGATGCGGTTTGTGCCGTTCAGTCTGCACTTGATGAGGGTATCTTGCCTGGAGGCGGTGTTGCGTTGGCTGACGAGGCCTTAGATATTGAGGGTGATGGTGAGGTTGAGGACCTGATGCGCTTTGTATTGACGGCTCCCATCATTCAGATCTATGAGAACGGTAACATGGAGGTTGATCTTGGGGAGTATGGAAAGGACTGTGGGGTTGATTTGAAGACGGGCAAGAGCGGTAACATGATTAAGTTGGGTGTTATTGACCCGACAAAGGTGACAAAAAACGCGCTAAAAAATGCCACTAGCGTGGCATGCACGATTCTATCCACGAACGCTATTATAAATTACAAAAGGGCATGAAAGCAATAAACAAATATATTATTATCGACCAGATAAAGGAGGAGATAAAGACCAGCAGCGGTATCCTTATGAGTGGTGAGGACATGATAGGGATCAGGTACAAGAAGGGGAAGGTAATCAGCCCTGGAGATAATGTGACGAACATAAAGGAGGGTGACATTATTTATTACGACAGCACGGCTGGACACACGGTTGTGCTAAATGGTGACAAGCATACTGTTATTCAGGAGCGGGACGTTGTCGTAGTTCTTGATTGAGACGTTTAATTGCTCTACGGTAGACCTTGTCCATATAGTCAGCGTCTGAAGAAAAAATCGGGTTGAGGTATTTATTCTCTGAAATGGATTCCTCGCCCGATAATTTTTTGTACATATGTGAAACGATCTGCTTCGCCTTCCTTGATATTTCGTAAAGCGCTGGTTCTGAGCCCTTTGCCTTTCTCCACATAATTATCCATCCGTCCTGTCTTAATTTTTCGAATCTTTTTTTGTCCCATGACATAATTTGCTCAAATTCTGAGAAGTCTGATCTAGAGAAAAGGCCTTCGCTGTACAAAAAAAGCAACATCTCGAGATTTGGCAGGCTTAGATCGTACTTTTTTGAGATATAGTATCGAACTACTCTGAAGTATTTGAGCCAGTTGTCTTTTGGCATCCTTCTATTGTAGTATTCATTAAGTTTTTTGTCTTTAGGGTTCGTCTTAGTGGCCCCTTTTCGACGCATTGGTCTTTTTTTCATTAAAACAAATATAAAAATTTATATCTATCTTTGCACTATGAAACGTAAAAATCCAGGGCCACCACCCCCACCAGAGAAATAATGGGATTATCAAGGTCAGCAAAATATTATAGGGACAATCCTGAGGCTCGTGAGAAAAAAAACGAGTATCAGAAGAAATTTAACGCCCGTCGGGACCAGATTCGCAACCGAACCGAGCTAAATCGCGAGAATCGGGAGCGTAATACCTATGGAAACGGGGACGGGTTGGATGTTTCGCACACCGCAAGCGGTGAAATCATATTAAGACCCCAGTCAAAGAACAGGGGAGACAAAAATGACAGGCCAGGTGATAGAAGATCGAGAGGATGAGCAAGAAGACAAACAGGGACAGCTGCTATTACAAGGTGAAGAGACAGTACAAGGTGTTTCCAAGCGCGTATGCAAGCGGTGCCATTGCAAAGTGTCGAAAGAAGAAGGCTAAAAAGTAATGGCGGTCAGAAAGACAAAGGCGGGTAAAAACCTAAAGCGCTGGTTTTCAGAGAAATGGACCGACGAGAAAGGAAATCCGTGCGGATCGCCTAAAGGCGATAAGGTAAAAAAATGCAGACCATCTAAAAGAGTGAGTAAAGCGACCCCTGTGACTTGGAAAGAGTTGGGGTCTAGAAAGAAAAAGGTAGTTGCCGAGAAAAAGAGAGTCGGCATGGGAAAAAGAACTAAAAGTATAAAAAAGTAATGGCAAAATACGGTAAACCCTGTACAAAGAAGGTATCAATGGCTACTAAGCCTAAAGCCAAGAAGAAGAAATGAGTAAAATAAGTTTATACCCATTAGACAGTACCATTGATCCAGAGGACAAGGTCATTGGTACGGACGGAGCTGACGGTGCCGACAACGGTGTCACGAAGAACTATTCAATCGCCACACTTGGTGCATATATCAATGCTCTTGGAGTGGAGAGTGTCAGTACCTCAGACGGTACATTTATAGACCTAACACCAAACGCGCCAACCATTGGAAATGTGATAGTTACGGCTGACCTGTCTGCGACAGGGACCCCTAGCTCTAGCACATTCCTCCGTGGTGACAATACATGGTCTCAAGCTGTGAAATCTGTCACGACAGTTGATGGTAGCTTTATAAGCCTGCAGCCAGACCTAGTTGAAACTGGTGATGTTATTGTCTCGGCTGACCTGTCTGCGACAGGCACTGCGGACAGTACAACATTCCTCCGTGGTGACAACACATGGGCAACTGCCCCCTCTGGAAGCACATATAACTTGACATCTGATCAGAACTCTGTCAATGTAGACATTAATCTTACACAGACTCCATTGGGTGATGTGGACACCGTGTCTCTAATTGCGGGCACTAACATTCAGCTTGTCGACGACAATTCTAACAACATTACAATAAACTGTACAGCTACATCAGGCATCGACGGTTCTGGTACAGCAAACTATCTTCCTGTGTGGCAGGATTCAGACACGCTTACTGACAGCTTCTTGCAGGCTCAGAGTAATACATTAAGCGTAGGTGTTTTGGCTATGGAGTGGGACACTACTCTAGATGGTGAGAATATACAGTTAAAGACAAGTTCTGTGTCTAGACTTAAGGTTGAGGACACAACTGTGACTGTAGAAAACTCAAGCTTAAATGTGACAGGAGGGGATATCTACAGTGCAGGATTTGTTCAGGCAGGTACTTCTGCAGAGGTGGCAGATGTGGCTAACGTAGGTGCTATCCGTTACCGATCAGACGCCAACAACAGCTATCAGGAGATGTCGATGCAGACAGGTGCCAGCACATATGCCTGGGTAGTCATTAAACAAAATTCTTGGTAGCATGGCTGACAAGAGCAAGATGAAATGCAATGTGGTTCGAAAGTCTGACCGCGCTGGCAAGAAGAAGATGGTCAAGGCTTGCTCAGGAGGCAAGGAGAAGCTCATACACTTCGGCGCTAAGGGCTATGGACACAACTACTCATCTGCCGCGAGAAAGTCCTTTAGAGCGCGTCATAAATGCTCTAGCGCTACAAATAAATTAACTGCCCGTTACTGGGCCTGTAAACACCTTTGGGCTGGTAAGGGTGGCAGTACGGCAAGCAGCCCAAAAACTAGAAAAGGAAAATATTAAAGAGATAAAAAAATGGCTTACACAAAACTTCAAGCACAGAACGCCTTAGCAGTCACTCCTAGTGATACAGCTGCAATTGTTGGTCCAGACTCTTACTCTGTAAACCGCGGTTGCGTTTTATATGTAGGGACTGGTGGCGCTTTAGTTGTAAAGACAGCTGGCGGTGACACGGTCACTTTTGCTAACGTACCTGACGGTACGTTCTTACCTGTACAGGTTTTACAGGTATTGGCAACAGGAACAACAGCGTCGGACATCTTAGCACTTTGGTAGTATGTATATTGCAATCTCAAATTCAATCGGAGCCAGCTCACGCGCTGGAGGATCATCTGTAAACGAGGCGTTTGAGTTTACGGTAAAGACTGATAATACTGGAACCTCAGCATCTAACCAGTTTACCATTCCTATAACTAGCTCAACCCCTTATAATATTTCAACCTCAGACGGCCAGTCAATCACTGGAGCCACTGGGGCCACTACACTTACATTCCCATCTGCTGGTACATATACAGTTAGCATTACAGAGTCTTGTGAGGGATGGAGGTTTAATAATGGAGGAGATAAACTAAAACTACTTGACATTAGTAACTGGGGTGTGTACAAAAACACGATAAGCCAAGCTTTTTTTGGCGCAACTAATATGACTTGTACCGCAGTAGATGAACCAATAAACGAACATACCGCAATAGAAGGATGCTTCAGGAACTGTAGTAACTTTAATGGAGCTGTTGGGAACTGGAGAATAGCCTCAACACCAATGGGCGCTAGATATATATTTAGTGGAGCATCAAGCTTTAATCAGCCATTAAATGATTGGAATACCGTTGGATTTAATAATTTAACATCTTGTTTTGTTGGAGCAATAAGCTTTAATCAGCCAATAGGGAATTGGGACACTAGTAATGTAACTGACACAAACTATATGTTCTATAATGCCATTTCTTTTGATCAAAATATAGGAGCATGGGACATGGGCAGTAACACAAACATGGGCGGAATGTTTAGAGCTAGTCCTTTTAACAACGGAGGAAGCCCTGACATTAATAATTGGGATACATCAAGTGTCACAACTATGTTTGAGATGTTCTTCCAGGTTACAGAATTTAATCAACCAATTGGCAGCTGGGACGTAAGTAATGTTACGGACTTTAGATTATCTCTTTCTTCTAAATTCGCTGGAGCTGGATCGTTTAACCAAGACATTAGCGCTTGGACGCCAATATCTGCTACAACAATGCAGAACATGTTCCACAGCCAAACATCTTTTAATTCAAATCTTAACTCTTGGGACGTCTCTAGTGTTACTGGCACAGGATTCCAAGAAATGTTTGGTGCATGTTCAGCATTTAACAGAGATATAAGTAGTTGGGACGTAAGCAATGCCACTAGTTTTGCAAGTATGTTCCTTAGCGCTCGGTCATTTAACCAAGATATTTCTGGATGGAATGTAAGTAATTGCACTAATTTTGGCGGGATGTTCAATAATGCTGATTCGTTTAATCAGCCTATTGGTAGCTGGACCATAAACACAACGTCTCCAGTTTCAATGGCATCGATGTTCCAAAATAATGATTCCTTTAATCAGGACATAGGTGCTTGGGATATGTCTCAAGTTACTAACATGGCTAGTATGTTCCGAGACGCTATAGCTTTTAACAATGGTGGCAGTCCAAATATTAATAACTGGAATACTAGCAATGTAACCACAATGAACTCAATGTTTTATAATGGTGGCATTGTAAATCAAGGTAGCTTTAATCAGCCAATTGGTAACTGGAATACAAGTAGCGTGACTGATATGAGGTCCATGTTCTATTACAATACTGCTTTTGATCAGCCTATTGGAGCATGGGACACAAGCAATGTTACTGATATGAACGCAATGTTCTATATTACAATTATAGACCAAGATTTAAGTAATTGGAACATTGGCAGTATTCCGCCAAACTCACAAAATTTTAATTGGGTAAAAAGATCTAACTTTGGAATTCCATTTTCTACAGCTAATTATGATGCAATGCTTGTTGCTTATGAAGCTCAAGTTCCTCCAGTTGGACTTGTTTGGGATATTGGAGACGCTACATACACATTAGGCTCAGCAGCTGAAGCAGCTAGGACATCTTTAGTTAACACCTACGGCTGGACTATAACTGATGGTGGTGGGATAGCTGTGCCATTTACAATTACTGTAGACACAACACTTGGTGATGGATTAGATCAGTTCACTATTCCAACAACTGGAACAGGGTATAACTATGATGTGGCTACATCAGATGGTCAGAGCATAACTGGCAACACTGGCAATACAACTATTACATTCCCTGCAGCGGGCACATATGACATTGAGATAACAGGAGACTTTCCTAGAATTTATTTCAACAATGGAGGAGACAAACTAAAGCTTACTGATATTAAAAAGTGGGGATCTATTGGCTGGACTAATATGGCTAATGCTTTTCAAGGATGTAATAATTTAACAATTACAGCTACAGATGCTCCAAATGTATCATCAGTAACATCATTCTTTTTTGCTTTTCATACCTGTAGCAGTTTATCAGGATCTTTTGATTGCGCCTCTTGGGATTTAAGCTCTGTTACTGATATTGGTTATATGTTTTTTAGCTGTACACAATTAACAGATATAAATTTATCCAGCCTAAATCCTGCTCTTTCTGTATATAGTGATGGTATTGTAGCATCTGATGTTAATCTTACAAACATTACATTCCCTGTTGCTTTTAAACCTACTAGCGTTAGGTATATGTTTCAAAACACGCCAAATCTTTTAACAGTTACAAATATTGAGGCCTGGAATACAAGTGCAATGTCTTTGTGTCAGTTTATGTTTGATCGGGCTTCATTATTTAATCAAAACATTAGTTCTTGGGACATGAGTAACGTTACTGATACTCAATGGATGTTTGCAGCTGCTAGCTCGTTTAATCAGCCAATAGGCTCTTGGGACGTAAGCAATATTTTAAGAGCAGACAGAATGTTTAGTAGAGCAAGCTCATTTAATCAAAATCTTCCTAATTGGACTTGGACAAACCTGCAATTTCAAGGATTGGATTATATGTTTGAAAGAGCAAGTTCATTTAACGGAGACTTATCTAACTGGACATTCCCTAATGTTACTAGATTAGTTAGCGTTTTTGATGGAATAAGCGGTGTTATGGCATTTAATAACAATTCAATTGCCAATTGGAATGTTAGCAATATTACAACATTACAAAATTGCTTTAGAAATTGCCGAAACATGAATGTTGATTTAAGCTCTTGGAACACCACTTCTTTAACTAGCTTAAGTCAAACATTTTTTGAGGCGGATGCTTTTAACTTTAATTCTATAGTTAACTGGGATATTGTAGATGTATCTAGTTTCTTAAATTTTATGCTCGGTGTTCCAAATTTAACTACAGGAACATACGATGCAATTTTGGTTAGCTGGGAAGCTCAATTGCAAGCAGCATATCCAGGGGGAGTAGGATATACACCAACAATCTCCATAAGTTTTAATACATCTCAATACACATTAGGAGGAGAAGTTGAAGCAGCGCGTACATCTTTGATTAACACATTTGGGTGGACAATTACTGATGGTGGTGGTGTAGCTGAAGTGCCTTTTATAATGAATGTTCAATCAAACAACGGCACGTTTAGTTATGTTGTAAAAACAAACCCTAGTTATACCTATGACTATAATATTTCAACATCAGACGGGCAAACCTTTAGTAATTTAACTGGCGATCAAGAAATATTTTTCCCAAATAATAATGCTTATTATGACTTAGAAATTACTGGAAAATTCCCTGCTTTATACACAAATAATAATGTGCTTTCCTCAAGAATAATTGAAATAAAACAATGGGGTAGCCAAGTATGGAGATCATTTGATAGTGCTTTTTATGGTTGTAGTTTGTTGTCAACAGTATCTGCAACAGATAGTCCTAACACAAACCTAGTAGATTCTATGTATCGAACATTTTATAACTGTGGGCCAATGGTAGGTATAGATTTTTCTACTTGGAATACCAGTAATGTTACAACTTTCGCGGAAACATTTAGAACCACACAGGGAACAGGATGGCACAGTCAAGTTGTAAATTGGAATACCAGCAAAGCTATTTCTATGTTTAGAATGTTTGCGAACGTAGCATATAACCAAGATTTATCTAATTGGGATGTAAGTAGTGTTACAAATTTTGGTCAAATGTTTAGTAATAACAATGTTATTGACCAGTCGTTTGCAGCGTGGGATATTGGGCAAGCAACATTAGTATCAACAGCATTTAGTAATTTCATTTCTACAGGAACCTTGTCTAGGGCTAATTACGATGCTACGTTAATTAGCTGGGCTGCTCAAGCGCCAACAAATAATGTTGCTGCAATTTTTGGATCATCTCAATACACATTAGGCGGTGCTGCTGAAGCTGCAAGAAACACATTAGTCAACACATATAACTGGACCATTACTGATGGTGGTGGAATAGTGCCTCCTCTAATACTTAGGGTAGACACATCACTAGGTGATGGTCTTCCTAATATGAGACTTCCAATGGTTTCTGGTACTTATGATGTAGATTGGGGAGATGGAAATGTAGCCACTGGGCAAACTGGAGGCCAAACACATGCCTACGCAACAGGCGGAGTTTATGATATAAAAGTTACAGGTGGAACTCTACTTCAATATAATTTTGGCGCTGATGTTTTAAAAGTAACAAATCTTGTACAGTGGGGAGCAAGCGCTTGGGTAAGTGCCTATGGAATGTTTGGAGGATGTGAAAACATGGTAATTACAGCAACAGATATTCCAAACTGGTCTTCTTGTGTATCATTTTCTAGACTGTTTAGAAGAACAACTTTTACTAACGTTCCAAATATTGATCAATGGGATGTAAGTAATGTCAGTAATTTGAGTGAAGTATTTCAAGAAACAGTTTATGATGCAGATGTAAGTTCTTGGCAAATTACACAAGTTACCAATTTTAACAATTTTACAACCCTTCCAAATGCTTTTAGTACAGCTAACTATGACAGTATATTAATTGCTTGGGAAGCTCAAGCACCTCCTAACATTGTCACAATTAACTTTGGTGGATCTAAATATACCTTAGGCTCAGCGGCTGAAACAGCCAGAACATCACTTATCAACACATACGGATGGACCATCATTGACGGTGGTGGAATATAAAAATAAATAATAAAAATTATGGCATTAGAAATTAATTATCCAGAACAAACTACTTACTTTATCTGTAGAGAGGACGACACATTTACAGTTACCGCATACGGTATCGTAGAGACAAACCAGTGCATGATCACTGGGCAACCTATTATGGATCAGTACCTTGACGAGGCTGAGTGGATCCAAGTCCTTATCGACGCTGGAATCGATCCTGAGGAGATTCTTTCCAAGGGAGCGAGTGAGGAACTTATGGCACAATACCTAACCTCAGAGGAGCCCACACAAGAGCCTAATCCTTAGAAATATAAATTGTTTTATTCCATATCTTTGCGGTATGGATAAAGGACTTGGCGATACCGTCGATAGATTTACAACGGCCACAGGCATAAAGTCTGTGGTAAAGAAGGCTATTGGCAAAAAGTGTGGCTGCGAGAAGCGTAGAAAAAAGTTAAACGATCTATTCCCGTATAAATGAAAGAGATCTCTAAAGAAACAAAGTTTAACATGTCTATCGAGACCATAATCGCTCTCGGTATCGGCATCTTTACAGCCGCTGGGTTTTATTTTTCACTACAGGCCCAGATTCAGGAGGCTATGCAGATGCCTGCCCCAGTAATCACCAGACAGGAGTACGACCTTAAGGACAACGCCATCCGTAAAGAGATAATGAACAACCGTGACCTGATCGAGCGTAACTTCGAGAAGCTGGAAAAGATTGAGGAGCGGCTCTATAAAATTAACTAGCCATGATAAAGTATGTACTAGCAACGATTCTACTCCTAGCAATTCCATTTTCAACGGCAGACCTATCCAGTCCAGAGCCAGTGTCTCAGTACACACTACTGCACATCAATGCAAAGTGGAACCAGCAGAACAACGTCAACCTAGACATCATACCTAACTGTAGCCTGAGATACGCATTTCTGGAGGACCAGCCCAAGAATATACAGGGCAGCATACAGTACGTCCCTCATGTCATACTTTTAAAGGGTGACAGGCCAGTGGCACAATGGTCGGCAGACATAAGTTTTAAATTAAATCTAACAAAGAAACAAATACTTAGTGTAATCAATGATCAGTAAGAACATCACATACAAGGAGGCTACCCTATCCACCACAGCAAAAAGGCTTGGGATAGACAACACCCCAGACGCAGAACAGATGAGCAATATGAGACATGTCGCTGAGAACGTTTTTCAGCCCGTTAGAGAGCACTTTGACTGCCCTATATATGTCTCGTCATTTTTTAGGTCAGAAGCTCTTAATAAGGCTATAAAGGGCTCATCTAGCTCGACCCATATGAAGGGTGAGGCGATGGACCTAGACGCAGACGTCTATAACAGGGTGACCAATGCTGAGATATTTCACTATATCAAGGACAACCTAGAGTTTGATCAACTGATATGGGAGTTCGGGACAGAGCATAACCCTGACTGGGTTCATGTGAGCCTGTCTAAAAAGAGTAACAGAAGCCAGGTGCTTGTGGCAAAACGGGTAGGTGGTAAAACGGCATACGAATTTTACAATGGGTAAGAAACCTTTTAAAGAGACAGCTGTAGGAAAGTTCCTGCTAGATAAAATCCCAGGGATTGTTGGGGACGTCCTCCCTGACAAGGGTGTGCTTGGCATTGTGAAGAACCTCATCGACACAGACGACTCTATGAGCGACGAGCAGAAGGCAGAGCTAAAGAAGGAGCTATATCAGTTGGAGGTGGCAGACCGTGACTCAGCACGCAAGCGTGAGGCTGAGATAAAGAAGGCTGGTGGTCAGGACTGGATGATGTTCATAACTGGTATTGTCGGTCTAGCCTCATTTATATTTATGATCTATGCGGTTGTATACATACCGTCTGTGACTGAAAATGATTTATTCGTACATTTAATGGGGGTAATAGAAGGTGTCGTGGTGTCGAACATATTCGCCTACTATTACGGAACCTCATCAGACAAGAGACAATGACAAAAATTAAGAACTACGCACTAGACCTAGAGGTCCGTGGAAATGATAAGTGGATTGGGACTGATTCTGGTTCACTGGCGAAGCTTACAAAAAACTTTACACCTGACAACCTAGCAAAATACTATAACGATAAGGAGGTTGTAGAGTCTGTAAACCAGCTTCGTTTTTTCTATGACACGGTTGATCCAGGAGACGACAGGGCTAGGGGTAGTTTCTCATTCCCCACAGAGATTGGTTCTGAGGTCCCTTTCGAAAATATATCTAACCTTGTATTTAGCAAGTACACGACGGGTAATGATGCGGTCAATAACTTCATGACCGACATTGTCAATAGTATTATTATCATACAGAAGGCAGACAACCCAGACATCTATGCATTCTATGGCCTTAATGGGTATGAGGTCGACCCTACGGAAAGTAACTTCTATAATGTAGCGCTAAGCTTCGAGTCTGGAAACGGTTCTGTTGTGGAGGACAATGACTATCTTGTGAGCCTTATACAGTTCGCTGGAGCTGCAGGGATACAGACCATACTAGGCAGTGAGTTCATCGACTCCACGCTGACAGGTGTCGGAGAGGTGACACTTTCATTGTCAGCCACAGGGACACCGTCTAACCTTACAGGGCTAAGGGGAGACAACACATGGGGTACGCTAGGGTTAGAGGCTTTAGATGAAGGTGGGAGACAGAGTTTTGGAAGTACAGACGACCCCATAGGATGGAGACTAATCGGCAGGGATGCCAGTCTGTATGGTCCTATTGGTGAGGACGCTATTGACTTTTCTACTGGATATTTTCAAGATGAAAGCTTGCCTTTTGGTGGAAGCATAACAAACTCGCCACAGATTGGATCAACAGGTCCAGGGTCATTTACCCTTGGGAACACAGTTGAGAATAACAGTAGTGGAGGAGTTATCCTTGGTTCAGCTAACATTTTAAATGGGGGTCCGAATATCGAGCCAACATACTTTGTTGGGGGTGTAGTTCTTGGGCAATATAACCAGTCATACGGGTTGAACTACTACAACATTACTAGCGGATATAAAAACCTAATAGGGGACAGGACTCAGCAGTCTTGGAGCGACGCAGGGTTTCCTTACCCCTACCCTGTACAGTATTGGTCAGGTCAGATAGGAATGTATAACCAGATGCCTAGCGGGTACGCTAGTGTTCAGCTAGGGTATGGCTTGTTGTCAGGGGGTCCGTTCTGTACGACTGTTGGTATTGGTAATGAGGACATTACCTTATCTATTGCTGATAATTTAACAAATAACAGGAACGCCCTAAACCCAAGATTTATTGTTGGTTGTGGTACGTTTGCTGGAAATACAGCTAACCCTTCTGTAGGTTTAAGACAGAACGGTTTTGTTGTGATGTCTGACGGTACAGCTACATTTCCTGTCCTTACTAATGCTTTGATTGACGCTGCGGGTGATGACTCTGCCGTCACTAAGGGCTGGATAAACGCTGGTCCTGCATTAACGTCGGAGCAGGTTCGTATTGAGGTAAAAAACACATCAGGCGTAACACTTGTGAAAGGAACGCCTGTATACATTACAGGAACAGTTGGTGCTACTATTAGGGCTGAGATTGCTGCGGCTGATGCTAGTAGTTCATCTACAATGCCAGCAATTGGTGTTCTTGCTCAGGACCTTATCAATAACGAGGACGGTTTTGCAGTAACAGGTGGTTTCTTAACAAACATCACCACAGATCCTATTGATGGCTTAACGCCAACTGAGAACGACACGGTGTATGTCAAGGCAGGCGGTGGACTTACCCTTACCAAGCCTGTAGGCAGTGACCTTATACAAAACATTGCTAAGGTTGGTAAAGTATCTGGCGGCAACGCAGGCTCGCTTGTTATATCATCTATCTTACGTACCAACGATGTGCCTAACCTTACAGAAGGTAAAATATGGGTAGGTACAGCGGCTAACACATCTGAGTCTACTGTTGTTCACCTAGACGAGGGTAACGGGCGTATGGGTATTGGATTGACAAATCCAAATTCAAATTTAGAAGTACAAGGAGGAGCTTCTTTGTCTGCTATTGGATTCAGTGGATCCACGGTAAAAATAGGCGACTACACGGGTATCGGTACGACAAGGATATTTTCAAATGGGTCTTATATTGGATATTCTACAGCAAATAGTTATCACGACTTCAGTAACGCAGGGGCCTCTCAAGTAAGAATAACCAACACTGGCAGAGTCGGTATTGGAACAACTAATCCTAGTGCTGAATTAGATGTTGAAGGTAGAGTTGACTTTGCTAGTGATATTCGTTTAAGAGGACAAAGTTCATCTTTAAACATTGGTGTTGCTAGGCTATTTGTTGATGCGGCTAATAGTCTTTTCATAGATCCTGGCAATGCTGGTACTGCATTAAGTACATTTAAATCTACAGGGGCTATTCAGTTAGGAAACTACGGCTCAGGTACCTTCACAGGTACAGCTGTATACACACTTGGCGTAGACGCTAGTGGTAATGTTATTGAAACTAGTGGCGGCGGCGGCATATCTGGATCAGGATCTGCTAATCAGGTTGCTTTTTGGGACGGAACATCTAGTATAACTGGCGAAAATAATTTATACTGGGACAGTACAAACGATAGATTGGGTGTTGGAACGATTAGCCCAAGTGAAAAACTTCATGTTTCAAGCGGATATGCATTAATTGAAAACACAGGTATTGGCAGTGCTATTATTGTAAATAGAACAGATGGTAAAGCTTTAAATTTAAAAGCTGGTGGTGGTACTAGCCAATTTACATTTGATAATAGCGGAAGTTTTGCAATTTCAGCAGATACAAAAGCAAATGTATTATTAGGGGCTGGGTCAGGGAACCAGGTTTTTACGGTTACTGGCGCAGGTAACGTCGGTATCGGGACGACTAGTCCACTAACTACATTGCATATTGCTGGTGATTTAACATTTGATTTTGCCACTGGTAGAGATATTTACTTTGGGGATAATTTAGGAGCAGCTTTAGAGTTTAAACAAGATACCAACGTATACCAAAGATTTAACACAACCAATAGTTCTGAAGCAGTAGAGTTTTATCAAAATGTAAACATCACTGGCAGTAAAGACCTGATAGTAACAGGCAACGTGGGGATTGGAACGAGTAGTCCAGCATTTAAGCTAGATATTTTAGCAAACAATACTGGTCCTGGCGGTATAAATGTTATAAACACAAATACAGCTAGCAACGCAATATCATCTGTAGTAGTATCTAATGGAGCCGCTGGTAGAGGAGGAGCATTAAATTATATTCCTCCGACATATACTGCTTTTCCAGCTTTAACTAATTATTTAGATTTAGTTGCTTATTCTCAAACGAGCGGTTTTATAATTAGAACTTCTGGAACAGGCAATATAAAATTTCTTCAGGGAGGAATAGCCGCTTCTAACGAAAGATTTACCATAAACTCTAACAATGTTACTGTAAACACGGGTTTATCTAATGTTGATTTTAGAGTAAAAGGATTGTCAGGAGATGTATTATTTGTTGATGCGTCTGCAGACAAGGTTGGTATCGGAACAACTACTCCTGACTTTGAATTAGACGTTGCAGGAAATATAGGAATAGATGGTAAGATATATCACAATGGAGATCACAATACCTACATAGGTTTTGAAGCTGATGACATTAAATTAAGAACAGGAGGTTCTGATGTAATTACCGTAAACTCATCTCAAAACGTCGGTATCGGGACGACTAGTCCTGATGGGATTTTAAATATTGAAAGCGACACACCTATTTTATATATTGATGACCATGGCGATAATTATGCAGATGAGGATACTCAAGGAAGTCTTTTATTTAGAGGTAGATATTTCAACGGCAGTAGTGATTTAAGCTATAGTCAGGCAAGAATTAAATTAGTCAAAGCAAATGCAGATGGAACGGCAGGAAGTAATTTAGTATTTGATGTCTTGAATGATGCTGGGGGTGGTTCTGTCTTAACTGAGAGAATGAGAATTGATGAAAATGGCAACGTCGGGATTGGGACTACTAGTCCTTTAGCAAAAACACATATAAAAGCAAGTAATTCAGGTGGTGATTCAGCAGCAAGCGGCACTTTAATAGTTGAGCAAGGTTCATCTCCATCTATACAGCTTTTATCTGCTAACTCACAAACACAAACTATTAAGTTTGCAGACCCACAATCGTCTCAGATAGGTAGAATAAGTTATTCACACCCTAATGACGCTATGTTCTTTGTGACAAACGACAATGAGCGAATGCGTATTGATTCATCAGGCAATGTCGGGATCGGAACGACTAGTCCTGCTGCTAAGTTAGACGTAGTAGGAAATGTAAAAATAGGTAATAACTCTACTATATTTTCAGACGGAAGTATAACTTTAGACATTGACTATGACAATAATCAAACAGACCGTGCTTTAAGAGTAACACAACATGGCGGCGCTAATGAATTGTTCAGAATTCAAGAGAACGGGAATGTTGGTGTTGGAACTTCTAGTCCTGCTGCTAAGTTAGACGTAGACGGTGGTATTAGAATGGCTGACGACACAGCAACAGCCTCAGCGACAAACGTAGGGACTTTAAGATATAGAACATCAGGAAATAACAGTTATGTAGATATGTGTATGCAGACAGGTGCTGCCACATATGCATGGGTTAATATAGTACAAAACAATTGGTAATATGGCTAAAAAGTATATAGCGGACGTAGTAGAAATAACTGGTGAGTTTTTAGACTCATCCAGCAACGCTGGGACTAGCGGTCAGTTACTTTCGTCGACTGGCACAGGCACGCAGTGGGTGACTAGCGGAGGCGGAGGCGGAGGCATATCCTCGCTTGATTTAACTGCTGACAGCGGTACCGCGGTAACACTTGGTGACGGTAGTACTATAGATATAGAAGGTGGAACAGGTATTGCGACAACCGTAAGCAATCCTTTAGCTAGTGACGGAACAGTTACCGTCAACCTTAGAAACACACCTGTAACTCCAGGATCTTACACAGGCGCGAATATTACAGTTGATGCTCAGGGTCGTATAACATCGGCTTCAAGCGGATCGGGCGTTACAGGGACTGGTACACCTACATTTTTACCAATATGGAACACGTCATCCCAATTAGGTTCAAGTAACCTATATCATGATATAACTGGAAATGTAAATGTGTCATTTGGTAATGATTTTAATATTATAAGTGGAAATCTATCGGTAACTGGTGGGATAACACAAGACGCTAATTCTGCTAAAATTGTAGATGTTTTATCATATTCTGATTTTCCAAGCGGAGGGATACTAGACTCTCACACTACATATGTTATCCATGGCACTGTAACGTGTACCGCAGGTCAAGAGATTGAGGTTTCTGCATCAGGATGCAGCATTGTCGGCAACGATAAAAACAAAGACAAGCTTGTGTATACGGGGGGCAATGAATTCATTACCGTAGACAATGTAGATTTTACGTTGGAAAATGTTTGGATTTCCACAACAAACTCAGCAAGTACCGCTGTTTTTGCAGAAGATATTGCCACCGTGGCTGGTGAATATAATTTTGGTAGAAAATCATTTTTAAACCTACTTAACTGTCAGTTTAGAAACGTAGCTGGCGGGGTTTTAGATATATACGGTTTTGACCTTGTTGATATAAACAACTCTACTTTTTTTTACATAGAGTCAACCTCCTTTGGTTGTAGATTTCAAGATGTGTCTAAACTAGAGATTAGCTCTTGTGAGTTTATACGTTGGTTTGCCGAATCATCATTGCCCACGCCAAGCGGATATGCAACCTGCGACATGATTGAATTACAAGCTAACGGGCCTTTAGGGGCTGGGTTTGGAGCTGTAAATATAAACGGAGGGATTATTCACCCGCAGCAAACTCAGTTTGCCTTAAACGTTAATAGTTCATCCACCACTGGGTTTGGAACAATTGCAGCAAACGCATTTGTAAGCGTTGGTATAACAACAGGAGGTATTTTAACAGGAAGCACATACAATAGCACGTCGATGCTTAAGTATGATGTGTTTGCTAATCAAGGTCTTGCAGATAGTACAGCGTATATTTACGGGTATCAAAGCGGAACAGACTTACAGTCTGCAAGCACAACGTTTGGGACGTTATCTATCGCAACTTTTTTAACAGCAGCTTCCCAAAGATGGACCGCGGGAGCTACAGGAATTATGTATAACGGAACAAAACCCATTACGGTGAAAATGGACGTAGGTCTAACGGTAAGTGGCGTTGGTGGTAATAACGAGCAGTTTGAGTTTAAGCTCTACAAAATAAACGGGGTAAGTATAACCCCGTTAGACGGAACAAACTCTTTGATTGAGCTTGACTCTGGCGAAATTGGTGGGGTAAAATTATTTGTTATCACAGATGTGGTTCAAAATGATGAGCTTACGGTCTGGTACCGTAGCCCCTCAAACGATGATTTTATATTAAGTAATTTTTCAATATCTATAAAACAATAAAACAATGACAACAATTAATTGGAACTGCAAGACAGTAGATGTATACCCTGCAGAGGGTGAATACACAGACGTGGTGTACAACGTGCACTGGATCGTAACAGGAACTTCGGATCAGCTAGACCCTGAAGGCAACCCATACACAGGGCGTGTAATTGGGACAGAGATGCTTGACACAAGCACCATAACAGACTTTGTGCCATTCGCTGACCTCACAAACGAGACAGCTGTACAGTGGACAAAAGACGCTATGGGCGCAGAGCGAGTGGCTGAGATTGAGGCTAATGTACAGGCTCAGATTGATGCCTTGATAACACCAACCTCTATCACGATGACTATAGGCAATTAATTTGTATATTTGTAATAAATTTAATTAAATGGAAACTATTAAACAAGAACAACTAGAGAAGCTAAACGAAATTTTAGCAAAGAAAGAGAGAGCACTACTGGTAATCGGAGACCTTGAGGCACAGAAGCACCAACAGCTGCATGGCCTTGCCGAGATTGAGACGGCTTTTAATGCATTCACCAAAGAGCTTAGCGAGGAGTACGGAGACGTAAATATCGACCTAAAGACTGGAGAGATTTCTCCTAGAGAGACTGAGTAATGGAGATCAGAAAGATATCTGTAGGCCCAGACTATAAGAGTGGTGCGATGCATTATCTCTGTGGTCAGGAGGTCCTCAATGGTGAATATATCATTCACCTGATACAGTATGACACCCATATGGGGTCCTACAAGATATGGATCGAAAGGAATGAAGAGGTCCTGCTATGGAAGGAGATAAGCCCTAACATGCCAGTATCTATAGAATATAATATCAATTTCTAATGAAATCACCCTTCAGCTTCATTGTGCGGCCGTATAATGACAGAAGGTATGACAACATAAAGGAGGTTGGGGGTATAGAACTCATCACCAGCGTCTCTCAGGAGGATCATACCGTCTCGAACAGATATGCCCAGGTCATAGAGGTCCCTATAGGCTACACAGGCCCGATAGAGCCAGGCGATACGCTCCTTGTCCATCATAACGTCTTCAAGTACTATTATGACATGAAGGGCAGGCAGAAGAGCGGAAAGAGCTTCCTGATGGATAACCTGTTCTTGATAGACCCTGACCAGTTCTTCCTCTATAAGAAGGACGGAGATTGGAACGCACATGACAGGTATTGCTTTGTAAAGCCCGCAGAAAGGGAGGCACACTACCTTCAGTCTTCAGGGACAGAGCAACCGCTTGTTGGATACATTAAGTATATCAACCAGGAACTAAAGGAGCTTGGTCTCAAGCAGGGTGACAAGATATCCTACAGGCCAGACTCTGAGTATGAGTTTGAGGTTGACGGGGAGAAGCTTTACAGGATGTATACAAACCATATAGTAATCAAGCTCTGATGGACACAAAAAAGATGAAGCAGGACATAATTGCAGCTGGAGAGAAGGCTGTGAAGCAGCTCATCAAGGTGGCTGAGGAGAAGATCATCACAGACAATCCAGATGGTGAGATTGCTGCGGACAGGCTAAAGAACGCTGCAGCGACAAAGAAGCTTGCTATATTTGACGCATTTGAGATACTTACAAGGATAGAGGCAGAACGCTCTATGCTTAACGAGGTGGACAACACCAAAAACCTAAGCAGCTTTGCAGAAAGAAAAGCCAAATAGTTTATACCGAAAGGTAGAGAGGCCAAGGTCTAAAAGAAAGCACTGGGACTATGGCTATGACCACAAGAATGACATGGTCATCATCTCTAGGGACGGAACCATAGGGGACGTTGTTGAGATTAATGGTCTTAGGATAGCGCTCCCCGCTGAGCCAGACAAGGTCTATCAGAGGAGTAAAAAACAATCAGATCAGTACTGGGAACCGTTTGAATACTCAAAAGAGCTTCACAGGATCAAGTCTATATTCCAATGGAACGAGACGCCAAAGGAGTTTAAATACAAATGGGTCGACTATATAGAGCAGGAGTTTGACAGGCGTGATAATGGTTTTTGGTTCATGAACAATGGTGTGCCTACCTATATAACAGGGACCCACTATATGTATCTGCAATGGACAAAGATTGATGTCGGGCATCCTGACTTTCGTGAGGCGAACAGAATCTTCTTCATATACTGGGAGGCCTGCCGTGCAGACGACAGATGTTTTGGGATGGTCTATCTAAAGATACGTCGATCAGGATTCTCCTTTATGTCTTCCGCGGAGTGTGTCAATACGGCCACTTTAGCTAAAGATGCAAGGATAGGTATACTGTCCAAGACAGGTTCCGATGCAAAGAAGATGTTCACGGACAAGGTGGTCCCTATATCTAGTAACTATCCGTTCTTTTTCAAGCCTGTACAGGATGGGATGGACAAGCCAAAGACAGAGCTTGCCTATCGTGTACCTGCATCCAAGATCACAAAGAAGAACATGTACGAGACCGATGGGTCGGACATTAGTGGTCTTGACACGACTATTGACTGGAAGAACACGGACGACAACTCATATGACGGTGAAAAGCTATTGCTTCTTGTACATGACGAGTCTGGTAAATGGGTAAAGCCAAACAACATATTAGACAACTGGCGAGTGACAAAGACCTGTCTGCGTCTGGGTAGCAAGATCATTGGTAAGTGTCTTATGGGCTCGACATCAAACGCACTGGACAAGGGTGGTGAGAATTTTAAGAAGTTATACTATGACTCTGATCCAAGGAAACGCAACTCAAACGGACAGACCAAGAGCGGTATGTATAACCTGTTCATCCCTATGGAATGGAACATGGAGGGATTTATCGACAGGTACGGAACCCCTGTATTTGATACGCCAGGTGAGCCTATAGAGGGTGTGGATGGCAGCAAGATTCGTATGGGTGCTATAGAGTACTGGAAGAACGAGGTAGACTCTCTAAAGGGTGATGCAGATGCGCTTAACGAGTACTACAGACAGTTCCCACGTACAGAATCTCATGCGTTTAGGGACGAGAGCAAGTCATCCCTGTTCAACCTAACAAAGATATACCAGCAGATAGACTATAACGATAGCCTGATCAGGGACAATGTCCTGACACGTGGTTCGTTCCATTGGAAGGATGGTAAGAAGGATTCTGAGGTGATATGGACCCCTGACGATCGTGGACGTTTCCTAGTCTCTTGGATTCCTGCAAAGCAGTATCAGAATAATATTATAACAAGAAGCGGTGTAAAGTTCCCAGGGAATGAACATATGGGGGCATTCGGATGCGACCCTTATGACATATCAGGGACCGTAGGTGGTATAGGCTCTAACGGAGCCCTGCACGGGCTGACCAAATACCATATGGAGAACGCACCAGTCAACCAGTTTTTTTTAGAGTATGTGGCAAGGCCACAGACGGCTGAGATATTCTTTGAAGAGATACTGATGGCCTGTGTGTTTTATGGGATGCCAGTCCTTGCAGAGAACAACAAGCCAAGGCTCCTATATCATCTAAAGAACAGGGGGTACAGGAAGTTCTCCATAAATAGGCCAGACAGGCATAAGAAGAAGCTTTCTGCGACCGAGAAGGAGTTAGGGGGTATACCAAACACCTCTGAGGCTGTGAAACAGGCACACGCATCAGCTATTGAGACCTATATAGAGAAGTATGTAGGAATTGACCTGGAAGGTACGTACAGGGACAATGACCTGATGGGGGATATGTATTTCACACGCACCCTACAGGAATGGGCAAGGTTTGATATTAATAACAGGACCAAGTTTGATGCCGCAATCAGCTCAGGTCTAGCCATTATGGCAACGCAACAGGGTCTCTATAAGGAGGTTAAAAATGAGTCAAAAATAAGCATTAACTTTGCAAGATATAATAACAGCGGAAAATACAGCCAGCTAATTAGATGAAAGAAGTAAAGATATCTATCAATCCCTCTTCCTTTCCTAGCCAATACGTCTCTGACCGAGAGAAGGCCACAGAGGAGTTTGGGCTGCGTATAGGTCAAGCTATTCAGTACGAGTGGTTTAAGAGAGATAGTGGTGGGACAAGGTTCTATAACCAGTGGGATCAGTTCCACAGGTTGAGGCTGTATGCACGTGCAGAGCAGTCTGTAGGGAAGTACAAGAACGAGATGGCTGTCGATGGAGACCTGTCTTACATGAACCTTGACTGGACCCCTGTGCCTATCATCCCTAAGTTCATTGACATCGTTGTTAATGGTATGTCTGACCGTATGTTCAGTGTCAAGGCATATGCGCAGGACGCTATGTCTGCAGAGAAGCGCAACCAGTATCAGGACACCATCGAGGCCGATATGGTATCTAAAGAGTTATTGGAGCAGGTAGAGATGGACTTTGGCATCGACGCATTTAATACAGACCCAAAGAATCTTCCAGAGAATGATGAGGAGCTACAGCTCCATATGCAGCTAAACTATAAGGCATCTATAGAGCTTGCCGAGGAGGCTGCAATCAATACGATACTTGACGAGAACAAGTATATCGATATCAAGAAACGAATCAACTATGACATCACAACACTTGGTGTCGGTATGGCTAAGCACGAGTTCTTGGCTGGAGATGGTATAAGAGTTAGCTATGTGGATCCTGCGAATGTGGTCTATAGCTATACAGAGGACCCAAACTTTAATGACTGCTTCTACTGGGGAGAGGTCAAGACCGTACCTGTCACAGAGACACTAAAGATTGATCCTACACTTACGGATGAGGATCTGAAGAAGATATCTAAATACAGCCAGGACTGGTATAACTATTTCAACAGCACACAGTTCTATGACAATGACCTATTCTCTGAGGATACGGTCACTCTGCTGTATTTTAACTACAAGACGACAAAGAAGTTTGTCTACAAGAAAAAGATTACAGAGGACGGGACAGAGAAGGTTATCGCTAAGGATGACGAGTTCAACCCGCCAGAGGAGATGATGCAGGAGCGTGGCTTCGAGAAGATTGAGAAGACCATCGATGTATGGTATGAAGGTGTTATGGTTATGGGTACCAACATAATGCTAAAGTGGGAGCTTTCCAAGAATATGGTAAGACCAAAGTCTGCCTCACAGCACTCGTATCCTAACTATGTGGCCTGTGCCCCTAGAATGTACAAGGGCAATATAGAGTCACTACTACGCAGAATGATTCCGTTTGCAGACCTAATCCAAATGACACACCTCAAACTACAGCAGGTGATTCAGAAGGTTGTGCCAGATGGTATATTTATCGATGCAGACGGGCTTAATGAGGTCGACCTAGGAAATGGCGCTACATACGCACCTGAAGATGCATTGAGATTGTATTTTCAGACAGGTAGTGTAATCGGGCGCAGCTATACCCAGGATGGTGACTTCAATAATGCCCGTGTCCCTATACAGGAGCTTAACAGCAATTCTGGACAGGCCAAGATAGCTAGCCTTATTGGAAGCTATAACCATTACATGCAGATGCTTCGTGATGTGACTGGTCTTAATGAGGCTCGTGACGGCTCTATGCCTGACCCTAACTCACTTGTTGGTCTTCAAAAGCTTGCTGCACTAAACAGTAACACAGCGACAAGACACATACTAGAGGGTAGTCTGGACATCACAAGAGACCTCGCTACAGCGCTGTCTTGCCGTGTCTCAGATGCACTAGAGTATGCGCCATACAAGGATGAGTTTGTGCTACAGATTGGAAAGTATAACGTGAATCTCCTTGAGGACATCAAGGACCTACATATCTATGATTTTGGAATATTTATTGAGATTGCGCCAGATGATGAGCAGAAGCAAATGCTTGAGCAAAATATTCAGATGGCTCTCTCTCGTGATGCTATTGATCTTGATGATGCTATCGACATACGTGAAGTTAAAAATGTC